TTATCCCTCCGCATTCTCTAGCGGTGCATCGACTGGATCTAATTCCTCATGCAGTTCTGCGCTACTCATTTTGTTGAATTCACCGCCTACTTTTGGATTACTTATAAACTGCTTAAACGCTTGGTGTAAGCCAGTAGAGGCTAGCCCTGTTAATCCGCCTCGCACAATAGATTCAAAGTTAATGCCCAAGCAGATAACTCCACATATAGCGCCTATGACGAATAGCACTGTTGGGATTATCTTGTTATCTGCTGGCATGTAATTCTTCATCAGATAGCCAATACACAGGCAGAACACGAGCACCATTGGGATAAACAGTTTTGAAATAAAATCTAGATTCATTTTGTCCTCCTTTCAGACAATTAAAATGCCGAGCTTTCGCCCGGCTAACCAACTTATTTATTTTTTTCTAAATCATCAATGCGATGATTAATAACTCTGAGCTTTTCCTCGATTACAGGAATTCTCGAAGCAAAGTCGTTATGCTTCCTAACCTCTTCCGTCAGCTTGTCTATCTTGTAATCAGTTAAGCAGCTCGATTTGCGAATACCATACAGCGAGCCCCCGCCCGCTCCAAGTGCCGATACGCAAGCTACTACAATGCTTGTCCAGTCTAACAATTTGATTCCTCCTAGTTCTGATGAATGTATGCGTTGCGCTGTTCACCCCAGTTTTGTTGTATAAAAGTATATTCATGTCCTTTTATTACAGCGAAACAAGTAGAGCCATATTGCTGGTAATTTGCAATAGTGCACATTCCAACATATTCATTTTCTGTCATATCTTTGCAGAACAAATAAGCACCTGCAGCAGTGGCTCTTCCGTTGCAGGTGACAATTCCATCATGTGGAGCTGTCCATATTCCCGTTAAAGAAATGCTTTCTTTAATGTTGTGTTTTTCCTCAAGCCTCTTCAGACGATTCTTTACTTCTAACATAAACTTGTTGAGAGATATCATTATGCGACACCTCCCATCTTTATTAATTTTGCAAATCGCTTGAAAGCCTTGAATTTAAAGAGCTTTACCCCCCCCATATAGGAGATAACAACCTTAACTTTGCAGTTATTCCACTCAGCCCCTGATACAAGTTCAAGATTTCCAGATCGTACAATTGTAGCTAATCCCCACTCGATATATCCTCCGCTACCATAGTTAAGCATTGGATACGATAGAGGCAGCGTATAATTCGCGTACTGAACTGCTCCGCTAATCGAAACTATTTTGTCCACTTCGATACCGATGCTGCCTAGAGGATTTATTCCCTTCTTGACATTGAGATTCTTAGTTATAACCTTTGTCCTGATGCCAGTGTCCGCCGCATCAATACTCTTAAATTTATCCATGATGGCTGTGAGCGTGTTATTAAGACTTATCATATCTACCTCCTATACTCTTATGCTTGTTCCGAAATATGCAACTAATTCTGACTCTACTGCGGGATTGTTGATATATATGTCTTTCATGCTGATGTTTGAATTTACTATGTCAACTCTTAGCTTTTCAATTTTGTTCTGCAAATTTCCAGCCGCAGTATTGTTAACTGCTGACTCCAGCAACGAAATATACTGTGTCGTTATCGCCTCTAGATTCATTGGTGTAGGAAAAGCTGGTATAACCAATCCGCACAAATCCCTATCCTGCCTTACATCAACAATGTTAGCATTGCTTATCTCTGTCGCTCCTGGCATTACATATATATCTGCTAGAGCTATCTCATAATAGTTTGATTCTCTTACAAGATCAGGAGGCGTTGGCGTTGTAGATGGGACTCCTTCCTTCTTATAAATCTCAATGCTTCTTACGCTATCGGAATCATCCATCCTAGCAACAATTCTATCTATCCTCTTCAGTGAGGTGTGTGCAGCACCAATAGATATATTCCTCTTGTTTTGCTCATATCCTCTTGTTCCTTCGATATGACAGCCTCCAGGCATTACACTTACTGTCATTCCTCCGTTTGCTACAACTTGCAGATTACTACCATCTGCACTTGTCATAAACACACCATTGCTCCAGCACATTTTATTAAATGTGCGCTCCATCCTATGGTCGATTGCTCTATCCCCATATGGATCAGATGGGGTGGTTTTTGATATAAATGGATAACTTATCATATGCCCTCCTTCCTATATGCTGACTGGAATATACTTAGCTTTTCTAGGTGTACCAAATGTAATCTTTAATTCCAGTCTGTTTTTGCTATATGTTTCGTTAACTTCTACAATTCGAGCTTTAAATGTTTGCTCAATTTCATCAAAAGAGATACTGCATAAATCACCGATATCATAATCATCTAGATAATAAATATTATTCTGAATGATATCTGCTACTATGGTTTCTTGTTTATAATGATTAAGCATATCAACTTTAGCTTGCTGTCGCATTTGCTCTCTTATCTGTGCTTCGTTCGCAGGCTTAAGTTCGATTCCAGATACATTACCCTCAATTACCTTCTTGGGGTAGTAATCAACATCTTTTGGTCTGTTATTCTCATCAATATAGAATTCGGTAATTCTTCCTCTACTATTTCCACCTTCATCTGTAATTATTAATTCATTTGAGAATCCGGTTGTCTCCATAGTTTGAAGTATTTGATAATACGGAAAAGCATCGCTATCGTCATATTGATATTCGACTCTGGATGCATTTTCATACCCCTTGCCAAAAATGATTTTTTCACTAAGATCTCTGCCTACTTTTGGTCCAATGAGATAAGTGAAGTGTGGCTCGTCTGGATCCTTGTCCCATTTCTCCATGACTGGGCCAAGTGGCCATTTTCTAATTTCAATTATCGGTGACATATTCCACAGCGCAAGGTAATTGCGAAGAGTCTCGCCTATATTATCTCCTTGCTTTATCGACAGACTCACTTCATCTGGCCATTTACACCCTTCGGCTATGTATATCCCTCCCAAAAATGACGGTCTTGGCTGATTTTCAATTCCAATCACATTATCCGCAAGTACTATGGCATCAATTGTGGAACTTACCCAATTATCCCACTCTGGATGTTCTGTCGATTTAGCAAATGCGTTACTATCTTCTCTGGCTTGAACTAAATCTAACAGCCTTTCTAAAAAGTACCCTTTCACCGTAACAAAGGTTCCTTCTATCTTTTCTTCAATAACAGTCTTTTTTACAATGCCAGTTTCTGGACGACCATCTATATTTATATATTTGATTTTGTCATTCCATTCACTGGCAATGGTATATATCGTAAAATCTCCAGCTTCATTCCACTTTCTATTCCATGTGATTTCAATAAACTCAATTGGCTCCAGTGGATTCATCGCTTTGTCGTAAAAGTTGATCATATGCCATCATACCTTCCTGTATATGTGATTTTAGACTTGAACGCTGTTCCACTCGGTGATGTTATCGATATCAAATTTACACCTGGTATAAGCTTCAAATTTCTATAGTCCACAGGACTCTTTATCATCTCACCATTTAGTGTTGCGTATGCTTTGGAACCATCAATGCTTACGATATCTCCCTTTTTCAAAGTTACTTCCGCAACACATGTTGCGTCTCCAACCTTTACAACTAGGTCTTTTACATATCCATCTGCGATGATTTTAATAATAGGATTTGTTTTTGCAGTTCCCTCGTATTCTATCAATACACTATCTGATCTATCTTCGGTGGAGTACAACATTTTCTTACCTGATGTATAAGCTCTAGTAACTGACCATCTTGCTGTTACACTAGATAAGTTCGATTGTTCTTCTCCAACGGCAAAAAGTTCGCCATAAGGCGATAGATAGGATACTTTTAGCGATGCATTTTTTCGATACCTTTCTGTTGGGAATGTCAGTCCTTTAATTGCACATCCTTTTGCTATTTTGACATCTCCCATGTATGTTATTTCAACATCATAGGTAAATGCTGGGTTGTGAAAGAAAAGTGCCGCTCTACGCAGTTCTCTATAATCTCCATCATCATAATTTCTAGGAACTGTAGCAACTTCTATCGTTCTAGATCCTTTACGTCGCCCAGTTATTAAATCACCATCACCGATTCCCTTAGCCTCGGTAAATACTTCAATTTGAGGAAACTCTGCTCCCTCAAGCGATGTCATCATCCAATCATCATTTTCATAATTAAATGTTAAGCCATCACTACGGATGGCTCTAACACAATATCCTTTATTTCTCATTTATATATAGTCCCCCGCAAATGCATACTTAGCTGTATTCTTTATAGCTTCTGCCGTCTCTCCAGGAGTCTTTACAGGCTGATAAATGTTGATGTTCTGTACAACATTTCCTGTTTGATTTGCAGCATTATTTTGTGTTGCTCCACTCCAGCTAATCTGAGCATTACGCACAAGATTTGGATTAAACGAAGATGTCATACTCTTTGCAGTATCATCCATAACACTACTCAACATTCCTGAATTTTTGGTTACACCAACAGCTATACCTGCGGGAATCCATCTTCCAACCTCTGAGGCAAATACTCTTGATGGAGAATTAATACCTAGCACCTTTTTAGCTGCTGAAAGCGCCTTCGAGGCAAGATTCTTCATCGCTGAAAATAATTTACCAGCTGCGCCAGCAATACCTCTTATGATTCCAGAAATAATGTGTGTTCCTATGCTGCTCCACCCGCCAGAGGTAAATGCGCTTTTCATTCGAGATATGGCACCTTTTGCCTTGCTCCACATATGACTAGCTAAACTTGCTAGTCCAGATACAATCGCAATTACAATTCGACCACCAATACTAGTTATAACTCCCCAGGCAGATCTAAATCCTTGAATCATGTGTACAATAGCTGTTGCACCTGCGTTAAATAGTACTGTAGGCAAGTTGATAAATGCGTTGACTATCGTTACACATAAACTCTGAGCTGCGCTAAATAGCGAGCCTATTCCACTTCTTAATGCTCCTGCTATACCGCTAATCATCGATGATCCTAAACTCATCCAGTTGAACGCTGTAAATGCATTCCACATAGCCCTCAAGATTTGAGGAATGTTAGCAATTAATGTTGGAATAGCTTGAATTATACCCTTTGCTAATGTAACGATGATTTTTACACCAGTAGTAAGCACTTTAGGGGCATTATCATTAATGATACCTGCAATGTTCGTTACTATTTGCGGAATCTTTTGAATCAATACTGGCATAGATCTTGCAAACCCTTGTGCTAATTTCAAGAGCATATCCATCCCAGCACTTATAAATTTACCCGCATTATTCCTAAGGCTTGCAGTAAACTGTGTAATCATACTTAGTCCCTTTGATATCAGTCCAGGCATATTTGCACCTAAACTTTTACCAATCTGACTAAATAATTGAGGGAATGTAGTTCCTATTACATTTACAAGTCCTTTTGCAATGTTCCCTAGTGCGGGCATCAAGTTGCTCAAGAATGTTCCTGTTGACGTTACAAGATTCTGTAGCGACTGACTTACATCCCTTCCTAATGTCAAGTTGCCTAGGAAGTCCTTAGCAGAAGCTTTCATCATGTTGAACGAACCGGATATGGTGGTTGCGGCTTCTTTAGCCGTTGTTCCAGTTATCCCCATCTGTGTTTGAATAGCATGAATCGCCTGAGTTACATCCGAGAAACTGCTGATGTCGTACTTCTTGCCAGTTAACTTTTCGGCATCATTTAACAGCCTCTGCATCTCGCCTTTAGTGCCACCGTAGCCAAGCTTTAAGTTGTCTAGCATCTGATACTGGCCACGAGCAAGCGACTGATATGTTTGAGTTATCATGCCTATATCAGAACCCATTTTGTTAGCATTGTCTGACATGTCTGTAATCGCTTGATTAGATAACCTTGCAGCCTTTTTGGTGTTTCCTCCTAGCGAGTTAATCATGGCCGCTGAAAACGATGTTACGTTCTCCATGTACTCGTTTGCAGACATACCTGCAGTTCTAAATGCTTGTGATGCGTACTGCTTTACTCGACCAGCAGAGCCTTTAAATAAAGTTTCAACTCCACCTAGAGATTGTTCAAGTTTTGCGCCTTCAAATATTGCTGTTTTTAGAACTTTTCCTATCCCAGCGGCAACTAGTGCCAGTTTTATTTTGCTGCCTAAACCTTTTCCTATTGATGTGCCAGCGCTATCCATTTCGCCGCCCATCGACTTTTTAAGCATCCCTCCAATGCCTTTTGCGGATGGGATAACTTGCACATACGCTTTTCCTAATTCTGTTGCCATTTATTTATCCCTCCTGAATCTTGCCCTTGCTGCCTCAAACTCCTCTGCAGAGTCAAATATAAGCGTTTCGTGAGTATTTATCTTTTTACCAGTAAATTCACTCACCATGTTTGCTGATATTCTTGTAGGGCGATTTCTTCCCTTTTCTCCGTCCTCTGTGCGAGACCATAACAGCAGATTTACAATGTCAAATATCGACGCTAATAAAAAAGTATCGGGAGCTACCACTAGTCCCGATACTTTTGTTTTTATTCTGCTTGAGTCTCTTAATCCGGCTGCCAACTTGGCTGCAAACCTTGCCGGGAGAACACGATACTCATAAATATGATAAGTCTCTACAAAATCACATATTAATGCATCCTCATCAACATTAATGAAGCTAGCAAGGCAGATTAGTTTTTTAGCTCTTGTGATAACGTGAATATTTCACCCAGTTCTTTTTCAACTAGTCCGCTAGGAACTATGCCCTCATCCGTTCTAACATGATCATACAGTCTCTTTTTACCCTCTTTGCCCAACAGCAATTTGATAACAGTAGACATCTGCAATGGATCATCTTCTAATTCTGCAAGTGCATCAATTAATTCCATGTTGTCCAAGCGTTCTACTTCAATGTTGAAAACAAAACCACTATCAGTTTCACCGCTAACATATTTCTTTTCTGCCATGACTTACCTCCTTACGCCTTCTCGATATATTCATAATGCGTGTTTTCAGAGCCATCAGGCTTTGCAGTGATGGTTAGTTCATACCCGATTACTGCATCGTCCTTGTACTCAACTTCACCTACATCTGAAATTGTACCAGCAGGAACTACAATGCGCTTGATATAGCCTCCCTTAAGCACTGTTTCAATAACATAGATTGCATCTTCTGTTTCAGAAGAGTTTGATTTTATCACTACCTTATCATCTAATGTTCCTGTTACATTCTTACTGCCAAATGCAGTTTTTAGCACCTCTACATTAAGCGACTCAATAAGTGTTACTTCAAACTTATCTGTCTTCTCCTTAAGTAGAGAGGCTACGGTGTTTCCACCCCAAGCTTTAACATCATCTGTATCTAGCTTGTTCTCGTTTTTTACGCCATCATCACTAATATATCCAAGTGATTTAAACGCTGCATTAAGTGCAGTCTTAGCATCACTTGGAATCGGTGTGCCTATCGGTGCTCTCCAGATAGCTCCACCAACTTTTGGCTTACCAGCAGTTACATATGCTGCATTTACATTTGTTGCCATTTGTATTCCTCCTAATTGTAATAAGTAATATCGTATACTGACTGAAATCTATATCTCTTAGTCGTTAAATCGGTGAAATTATAATCTGAATTGAGTTCAACTTTAGTTGCAACACTATCAGATCCTGCCATCTTGTACATGACTTCTTTCACCTTTTCGTTCAGCTCTGCAGCTTCATATCGTGTCTTCCCATACGTTTGTACAGCAAATGTTGCCGTGTTCAGTCCTACAGATTCAGTGCCGCCTGTTTTTTCGACTAGAACAAACTTATCACCAGCATTTTTAGGTTCTTCAATATACACCTTAATGCCAGGTAACTTCTTTTTCAGCCATTCAAAAACTGTTAGCTCAACCATCATTAACCTCTCATAGCTTTAAGAAGTGTATTGTTTTTCGAGTTATCTTTCCGTGCCTTAATGGTTTTTGCATGCACAGATGCATTTACACGATTCTTTCCCACATGTGTAGTCATTTCATAACCATCACCACATCTACTCTGAATTCTTTTAGCGTGTTTACTGCACTCTGCCATAAGCTCATCAGACCTTAATAACTCTCTTACACCACTTCTATTTAACTGAAACTTAGTCATAACATTCCACCTGCACTTGTTTATTCCACGATAGTGGGAGCATTTCTTCTATCCCTTCGATAGGCTCACCAACAACTTTGAATTTCTTTCCAAAAAATTCAACAAGGCAATCCGTCCAGGTATGTGTATCACCTTTGGGGATTGCTAGTTTATAGATAACTTTATCGCTCTTAATTGATCTTTCTGTTGTGATATCATCAGATGTTACCGGTGCAACAAGTACATTCTCAACGTTGACAGCATGCTCTTCATATATGTCTGTATCAAATTTATCTTTGCCTGTAACAAACTTTTCATATAGTGTTACAGTAATTCCTTTAATCTCCATATATGTCAATCACTCCTAATCTCTGCCTTTTTAGCCCTAGCCTGGATAGTTCTGCATCTTTGATGAATAGTCCTCCGCCAGGGACTAAGTACGTCCCGGATGTTGTGTATCCCATCGCCGATTGAGAGAATTGTGTCATCGGTTCATTAGTTGTAGATGATAGTAGCATTCTTGTAATTACGTCTACTGTCACCGACTTGGCAATGCTCCCTAGAATTGGTGATGCTTCAATCATCTTGTCCAAATCTTTTCCAGTTAAGCTTGCCTCATGCCTAAGCGTGTCACAAACAATAGGCAGGAGCGCTTCTGCACGCTCCTGCTCTTTCGGTAACAAATTTCGCCACATCTTGTTGATATCTTCAAGAGTTGCGTAGTTGCTCATTTCTAAGCCTTCTTTCCGCCCTTTTTGTTAGGCTCATCAGCTTCATCATCTTCAGTTTCAGCCTCTTCAGAATCCTCAGTTTCAGCCTCTTCAGCAGCTTCTCTAGCTTCTGCTTCATCTGCATCTTCCCAGTATTCGCCGCTGATTGGTGCATCGACTTCAATAACCTCTCCACTTATTGTATTTCTGTATCTCATGTTACTAGTCCTTCTTAATAATCTTAGCAAACGCGGATGGATCTAGGATTCCCCAGCCAATATAAGTTTCTGCTCTGAGGTATACCTGGTTATAAGCCTTGAGGTCCTTTCCTGTCTGGTCAGGATCTCCATAAGGGATAACCTCTAATGGGATATCCTTTGCAAATCCCCACTTAAATGCGTTTGCGAAGTCTCCTACGTATCCAACAGCCTTGTTTGCGAATGATACTGTGCTGTTTACATCGCACGCAGTACCACCAAGAGCACCAGGGCTAGCACCGAATCTAAACTCTGGATACTGTGGCACTCCATTTACCTTAATCTTTGCAAGCTCACTTCCAAATGTCTTTGATAGAGCGAATCCTGTTACATCGTACTCGCCGATTGCCGCAGCAGCCGTTTCAAGCACAGCCTCTTCAGTTCCAGCTGTATAATCTACCTTTGTTACTCCAGTTGCAGTATCAAAGCTCTTTGTCCCGATTAGCGTAGATACCTGCTTATCTCTAGGATTAACTCCATGCATTGCCATGATGTCAAGACCACGTGCAATCTTCTTTGAATAACCGTCGTTAAACGCAGTTAGGATATCGAGCTGCTTCTCCTCTGATGCATACATGAATTCATCAGACACCCTAGCTCCGTACTCAACCTTAAGCGGTACAATCTTAACAGGTTCAGCCTTAATGCCACCTGCTCCCTTCTTTCCGCCTTCTCCAACGAGATTTACTTCGCTATCCATCGAGAATGTGAAGATGTCACTTCCAGTAAATGCTACTGGAATCTGCCCCGATAGCTGAGCAAGTGTTGAGTGTCCCTTTACCTTGTTAAATAGATCTGCTACCACCTCTGGTGCAAACATTGTTCCCATCTGTAGTGTTTCTGCCATGATTTCTTATTCCTTTCTTAAATTACCTAGCATTGATTTTAGTGCAGCCTTTTTCATATCACCGCCTGATGGTTCTGTATCCCTCAGCGGCGGTGTTTTTGGCTTACCTAAAAAAGATTTAAAAGTTTCTGCATCCTTTCGCAAAGCATCTTCATCATCACCTGACAACTTACCTGCAAGCTCATATGGGATGCCTGCCTCGTGCGCAACTCTAATCTTCATGTCGTTCTTTTCATAAACGCTGATTCGATTTTGCAACTCTGCAAGTTCCTTTTCGTGTCCGGACTGCTTTTCAGTAAATTCTTCAATCTGCTTTGTCTGGGTTGCGATAGTTTCCTCAAGAGTAGTGTTCTTTGATTTAATCTCATCATAATCACTATACTGTTGAGCAAACTTCTGTTCTGCTCGATTCAATCTCTCTTTGATTGCTGCATCGAACTCATCCTGTGTTGTGATCGGTGTAAAATCACTCATGTTCCACCTTGCCTTTCTACCACTTACCGGGTGGTTCCCGTAAATATCTAAAAAGCAGCCTCTTCAGGCTGCATTAATAGCTAATTCTTTGCTTTTCATGTATTTTAGTTTCTGAGCATAGCCAATATGCCAATATTGTGCTATCCATTAAAGCGATTTCAATATTATCTGCTAATGACTTATAACCAAATCCACCATTGGTACCAATCGCTCTTTTTTCACTGTTGCTTACTGTTTGTGCTAATGATGGTTGGCCAGCATGACATATTTCTTTGCTGAATATGCCTTGCTCAAATGCAGCATTCGCCACTATTATCTCTTTTACAGTTGGTAACAGCGGTGCTTTGAGCTTCATTTCCCTCATGTTTTCTTCTAGCAATTGCTGTCCATTAGCACCGTCTACGACTATGTCATATACATTTGGATTCATCATGAACGGTATCATCCAGCTATTCCCTGCTCTTGTTGGTCTGCAGTCTATACATTCAACAAATATTCGTCCATCATCTGTGCGAGATGCAACAGACATTGCAACATTTGTTCCATCCTTACTGTATTTAACTCCTAGGAACAAACCTCCAACAAGTTTAGGCATTGCCTGTACTTGCAGCTCTGCCCACTCATTAGAGCTTATTGCTGACTTTTGATTGTATCTTAACCACAGCCCAAGTCTCTGTATATTGAAGTCATCATCATCGTTTCCAACTTCATCAAGTATTTTTCGTTCTGTAAGAATTGTTCCTAACGATGGATTCGTCTGATACCATGCTTCTTTATCTCTTACATCCGTTTTCTTATCTACGGACCATTCTGCCCATCCAGTATTTACCGTTTTACCGCCTAGAGCATTTTGTCTTAACTTTAAGAAAACTGTTCCAGAGCTTACTGGTGTTGGTGGTGTTCCACAATATATTGTTTGCGGATTGTTACTGTCCGATACAACGTACTTTAGTGCAGATTCCTGGTCGTCGGTATATTCTTGCGCCTCATCTATTACAAGTAAATCGAATCCTTCTCCCAGACCACCTTTTGCCGTTCTAGTTCTGAATTCAATTTTTCCACCATTTTCTAATTCAATATGTTCCTTTCCAAAAGCTCTATAAGATGATTTGATCTGCAGCTTTGCTTTTGTAACTAGTTTTAGTAATCTATCCCAAGCCGCATGTGTTGTTGATGTTCTATGTGCTGTGTGCATGATGTGTTCGCCATTTTTTAAGCCCCACAGCTCTCTTATGGCAACAACCTCATTTTTTCCGTTTCGTCTTGGCACTGAATATCCAAATTTGGTATGAGTCCACAGCTTTTCTTCATTTTGTGCCAATATGTCATATATGAGCAGCTCCTGCCACTCTTGTGCAGTCCTACCAGTTTTGTTATAGAGCTTTATTGCCTCAGCACCTTTTGTTTTATAATAGGGCAATGTTACGAACTCGGTAGGGATCTGCCGTCCAATTCGTACCTCTGGCATAACTCCTCCTAAATTTATTGGGGTGACTGACTGGAATCGAACCAGCGATATTGGAGCCACAATCCAACGCCTTAACCACTTGGCCACAATCACCATATTGACTTTTTTATAATTTTTGTTATTATTAATAAATAAAAGTAGTCTATTGCAGACGAAATTCAACAGGCGAGTGCTTACCCTACGCGAGGTGGTCGCCTGTTTTTATTTTTTCCACGTGAAAGCCATTACAATCTTTTCTTTTTCAAACACTATAAAATCTAATTTTTCTATATTGTATTTTCTAGAAGTTTCTCTATTTAAGCGATGAAAAACACATTCTTTTATCGTTTCAAGCGAACATTTATCGCTTGTTTTTTGTATAATTACGCCTCCCGGATTTTTTTCTACTTGACCTAATGCCGCTCTTGTTTGATTGTCTACCGACGTCTTGCTATCAATTGTTTTATGTTCCCACAATTTACCATTCCATAAGTAGTCTGGTTTCCGCACTTTATTGTCTTCTAGCTGTATGACTATATTACCTCCGAATTTCTGATGTAATACTTTAGCATAAGTCATTTCATTTCTGTGAGACGATATATTAACGCCATCTTCAACACGAATTTGCCCTTTACCTGGAGTGGCTTTATCCCAATAAGGTTTCAACGTTTCCCTAGTTATTCTAGAAATTGTATCTTCTTTTTCGAGTTGCCTTAATTTCTCGATTCTTGCAGACTTTTCTGTTTCGAATTCTTTTTTGCTCCAAACATCTATGTATTTGTTTTTCGAACTCTGGAACAACACTATGCATTTGCAGTAATCGTGTCTTCTAAAAAAGTCTGCTGGTTGTTCCCCATATTCATACTCTCCTACAAGGCTATGGCACCAATCACAGCACCTACCAATTTCCCTACGAATCACGATAGTTTTTATCCCAACCTGAGCAGAGCTTTTAGCATTTTCTTTGACAAACTCATCATAATAAGCTTGTGTTATATTCTTGATTGGCTCATTAAGATATTTATTTATCGCCTGTTCGGCAATTTCTTTTCGAGTTTTAGTCATACTCTTCAATTCCTACGTTATATGCATTCACAAAATTATTTATAAGCGATTCTATTCTTTCTTCCGGGAATACCGGTTCTATTGGCTTGATATGTATTCCATTCGCCTTGCGTTCAGTCATGACAACCTCTGCAGCTACTTTATTCACAATGCCATGAATATTTACCATAAGCGGCTTTATTGCCTTTTCGGCAATATTCCAATACATTTTGTCATTTGGCATCATCTCAGGCTTGATATTGTCTATCAGCACTCTAGAAGCAATCTCCCCCAATCTCTTGCAAAGGATTGTAATATCTCTTTGAGTCGCTTTGCTGTTTTCAACTTTGAACTTTATCGCCTTTATAACAATATCTATCGCCAATCTCTCATTAAACGCAGTTTCTATCCTTTTCTGAAGCTCTAATCCTACATCATTCATAGAATCCCCTTACTTATTACTTGCTATTCCTGTTATATCTCTTAGCACTTCCGCATCCAGATAATCAGGTACCGCTTGATTAATCTTTATTGCTCCATCTCCAATGCTACTTAGCATTGCTGCATCTGGTTCAAATACTGGCTCCCACTTAGGTGTTGTTTTATACACAGCTCTGCGTTTATATGCGAAATCATCTCTTACGCATGCAGCTAGATATCCAGCGTTTAAGAAACCTGTTCCAAAGTTTCTTTGTGCCTTTTTCGCATATAGTCTCAATGTCTCGTGGGATGCCTTGATAGCTTCCTGCGATGATGGATTGTCCGTGACAAATCCAAGATCGTCCATAGTCAATCCTGTTTCACCAGCAAATAACGAAGCAAACATTTTGAGTTGATCATTATGTGGTTGCATTGACTGCTGTGTAAACTGCCCAAACTTTGGTTCGCTTTCGTTTCGTCCAGATGAACTTGTTATCGCAAACATCGCGGACATTGCAGCACTCCATTTATCCAGTATTTCTGTATCAGGACTGAGCCCAGTTACCCACTTTTGCGGAAAGCTGAAAAACTCTGCTGATATTTCCGAGCGTTTAACTGTCCTCGATGCAGATGCAAGTATAGACATGCACGCACGGCTTATCCTCGACCTTCCAAATGGTCTATCTGCATCAGAGCGATAGATTATCGGAACGAGCAATGGATACGGCGCTGGATTATCATATACTTCTGCGCCTAATTGCTTGTCATAAATGATTGTGCTTTCCGCTGTGAAATATGCTTCTATTTGAGGGATACCATTATCATCCCTCTTCAGCACTGCATAGCCTTCTGTGAGCATATTTGTAACTGGATCTAGTATGCCAGTTGCATCATCCCCATTAATTACTTGCAGTCTTGAGAACCCCTCTTCATCTGCCGATATATAAATAAATGAGCATGATGCTATCAACGCACCTAAAATTGCGCTGTCAAAAAGAACATCGCTGTTATTCGCCTGGTAAATGCCATTTATGTCAAAGGTATCATCAGCAAATTCTCTGAACACAAGCCTATCAGCAATGCTATCTACTGCTTTCCCGCACCATCCTAATGTTGACATCATATTCCGTAGCTTTGGCGGAGTCGAAATTCCAAAATCTGGTACATTATGCTTCATGGCATAGTACATGTATCTTGTCTTAACTCTGCCTCTCTTGATTGATAATTTTTTTCTTAAATAGCCTATGCCTCTATATGCCATTTCTTTCTCCTAAAAATTTTTTATTACACCCCCCTTGTCCGGGGTTAGCGTGTGTTTTTTTTCGTAGTGACGGCGTGAAGGTCGCGAGCAGGGGGAGGGAGGGTCCCATGCCCCCTGTGAAGTTTGACCAAAAAAATTTTTTATTGTTTAAAAAGTTCTCCAGTCCACGCTTTGAGGTAAAACTCTGTTACCTAATTCTGTCTGCTCTTGTGGTGCAGCTTGATCACTTCTAACAAGCTTATCTGACTTCTGTCTGTTGCAAGTCAAGTGAGCTAATTGCAAGTTGTCTATGTCACTTGGATGTCCACCTTTCACAATCGGAATGATGTGATCTATGCATGCTGACATTGGATCTGGATACTTAAGGGAGAAGTCCACCGGGTGTCCACAGATTGCACACACTGACTGTGTGGCATACACCCTCTTCTTGTTCTTCTCGAACAACCCCCTATGGGGGCCATTTTTATCAGGGCGGGGTATATTTTGCATGACCCCTACTCCCATGCTGCCCCGTGCAGGTTTCTCTTGCATATCGAGTTCTCTAATCTCTTGCGCTGACTGGTGTTGAGCTTCATTGACATGTGTTTCTTTCGCTAATGCCGTAGCTAATTTTGTTTGCTGTATTTCCTCAATGACCTTCTGAATCTCTATTTTTTTTAATAAATTGTAGCCTGCTGTTCCTGCTGTTTTGCGACTACATCCATATGCCTTTTGATAGGCTTGTGTCGCATTAAAACAATTGCAGTAATATGCACAAAATAATTTTTGCTTAGATGTAAGAAAATTATTTTGCATAAGATTTTCAGAATCCTCTTTGAGCATTTTCTTTAATGTCTTTGTCGTTGCCTTTCGTTGTTCTTTTTTCTGCACAACTTTCTTTGATGCGCTAGCTCTCCATTCGCCACGTCTTTTCCATGACCTCAAAGTGTTCTCATTTATTTCTAAATCTAAAGCTATTTCTGATATCGAATAGCCCTCGCTATATCTTCTCTTGGCTTCTTTCTTTTTTTCTTCGTTCGTCATCATAATTACTCAAAATAAAAGCGGTAGCTTTCGCCACCGCTTAAACAATATTATCTAAGGAGTTATTCATGGTTGTTCCTCACGTATACTATACACGACCGGCACCCTGTCTTTTTATGTCCTCTTTCTTTTTCTTATAATTTTATCGACCTCAACTAAAGCCTTGCCATGAAGTTTATATATATATCTATTATCAAACTTCATTTCACCAGCTATGTTGTCCCAGGTCTGCAGTCTGATATACTTCCGCTGCAGTAGTTCAGCAAATGTCGCATCCACAATCAGGAAGATAACGCGCTCTATCTCTATCCGCTTTGTCCATAACTTATCAACTAAATCTCTCTGCACCTCTCTAAGCTCGATTAGTTTTGTTGCTGTAGCTTCTGTTACTTGGCTGATTCCACTTCCGTGCGGTTGATAATCATAATTGACTCCCTTAACCCCTAGTGTTTGCTCGATGTCGTATATCTGTGTTTCAATCTGTCTTATCTTTTCAACAATTCTTTCATGCTGTTTCATAAATTCTTTTGCTGTCATAATGTTTACCTCGCCTCTTCAGCAATATATTTTAACTCACTGTAAATTCCTACAGCACATCCCAGATTGCTGCATGGTCCTCAAGTTCCATATCCATTTGACGAATCTCATCCATTTTGCTATATGTTTCGTTTCGATTAATCTTCTTTCCTTTTCTCCACACGCTAAGTCTTGGCACAGCTTCATTGGATACCATTTGATACTCAAGATGATCTAGTTTTGTTACTGGATTTGTGTACTTGCGTAATGTATCTCTATCAATCTCATATCCCTTTAAAGGTTTTATATCATCAAGATTCTGAAACAGTTGGCTTATTGATACCCACTCTCTCTTCACAACAGGTCTCTTAAGATTGCGGCTTGGTTTCCATCTACGCTTTGTAGCGTTCTCTGGCTCACGAAAGGTCTTCTGAGTTTCCTTAATCAAGTATTCAGCAAGAACTCTGTAGTTGCGTGTTTTATCTAACGGAGTGCAGCGAATCCTTCCCATCTTCCACTGTCTATTAATCACTTGAAAATCTATGTAGTTCATAACTACATGGTGATGGATTCTCTTATTCTTAAATTCAGTTACCGCGATATAGTAAAACTCCTTATCGAGTTTCTTGTATTCGCGTCTCATTCTCTTTATCCACTTTTCTAATTCGCTGTTAGCCTCTTCAGGTGATAGCTCTTCTGCATAGGTAAGTGTTGTATGTAAATCACCAGGATAAAAATTTAAATTAATTAGTCTAGTTAAATTCTTTAACGCTAGCATGTCATTATTCTTTTTTACAGCATCCGATGTAGCCTTTTCCTTTTTCTTTCTTTTTCCACCACGAGGGAAGCTTGCCTTTATGCATCTATCAATAACTGCTCCGGCTATGCATGTTTCTCTAATGACTCTTTCTAACATTGTTATTCTCCCGATGAACCTAGTGATAATACTCTGATGAACCTTCATGGCGGATTCTCACCGCCTTTTCTTTTCTTCTATATATATGTAGTTTTTATTTCCTAAGGTTATGCAGATGGCCTTGCGACCATCTGCAGATTTATATGATCTGTAGCTTGTGTAGTTAAGTTACCTACTATTTTGTGCTCTTTATCCTTATTAAGTTGTTGCTACAGCTTCATATCTCTTATTGCTTCCAGTATTCGTAATATGTGTCTGAATCTTCAACGTTTACATAATTCATTAAGTGTTTTCCAATACTAGCAATTTCGTCTGTATCATATATATTTTGTATTTGGTAGTTGCCACTCCACGTCTTGACTTTTCCCCTAGCATCTATAAGTGCTTTTGCAACTTCCCATACCGTACTATTGTTTGGGATTATAATTGAATCTTCCTTGATTCTTTTTAGTTCCTTTAGCCATGCAGCTAGCTGCTCATGCTCTTCTCTGAATTCATCACAGCTTGTTACTGCAACTTCTTCTGCGTGATTTATAGCCTCTTCAAGTGTCATTCTCTTTTACCTCCTTAAAACGGTATATCCTCTTCAGTTGCTTCAAAGCCATCCGGCAACTCTTCTTGATAGTTAGGTGCACTATCGCTATATGCTTCGTCTGGCTGTCTTGGAGTTCCTTGCTGACTACTACCCAGGAACTCTACATTGTTAGCGATTACATCTGTTGTATATACTGTCTGTCCTTCTTTATTCTTGTAGCTTCCTGTCTGAATTCTTCCGTTGACTGCAACTTGCTTGCCCTTATGGAGGTATCTATCACAGTTTTCTGCTTGCTTTCCGAATACCGTTATGCGGATAAAATCTGCAGTCTTTTCTTTGTCTCTCCTATCAACAGCTATACTGAATCGTGTAACTGCTGTCTGATTTCCTGGTGTATAGACTAGCTCTGGATCTCTAGTTAGTCTTCCGATTAGTATTACTTGATTCATTTTTTCTCCTTATATATATAAAGGCGGTGATTTATCACAGCTATATGATTTGTACGCTTTATGATCGAAAGGAGATATTTTAAAACCACCACCTCTATAAACTATTTATTCTTCTCGTTCTCTATTCTTGCTAGCGTTCTATTTAGCTTGTAATTCATAATTGGAAGTGTATCGATGTTAAACCCTTGCTTGAACTGCATTATCATGACTTCTACATCTGCCATTTCCTCACGAATGGCTCTGATATCATCTCTGGCTATCGCTGTAATTAGTTCTGCCAGCTCTTCTACAAGCTTCTTTGTTTGCGCCTCTTCTCCGTAGTGTTCCCAAACCTTACGCCCCATCTCTGCATTTGCATTTTCTAGAAGTTCTTTTGTTGTCATCTTCATGATTAGTTCATCATCCTTTCTGCAGCTGCGCATGCTTTCTCAAATGTGTCATAGTTTGTTTTGAGAACCGTTCCATCTTTATGTATCTTTATAGATTTAGTTTCCCACCTGCTTCCGCTCTGTAGTCGGATAGCTCTTTTAACAGTTTCTATAGATATACTGTCTTTCCCCTTCTCCGGCTTGTAGATTGATTCCTTTATGTCACCTGCATCCGAGATTCTTTCAATTTTCTTACCCATTTAACCTTCTTCATCTTCTGGTATCACCTCTTCTATAAGTTGATTCATAAGTTTTGTTCCTGCTTGGAATACTATTGCTAGTGCATCTATCTCTGTTCCATTCGGAAGTCTCTTCTTCTCAGCTAGGAATTCGCTTGCTAGGAAGTCCATTATTATCTTGTCTTCCATATTGACCTCTTTATTTAGCTAGTGTCTCAAGTTCAGTTGTAAGAATCTTCTTCAATGCTCCTTTGAACTTTTCAGCAGATTCCTTATCCATCTGGCCAAGCTGATTCATGCACTCATTGAATGTAGTCTGTAAATTATTAACATTAATCCTAAATGCTGTTAGAACTTCTCCGCTTGCTACAGCTGCATTGAGCTTTTCAACTTCCGCTCTAGCCTTTGATAATTCCTCTTCAGTTTTCATGTTTTCAGCCTTTGCCTGAACCTTTGCTGTAGCTACGGCCTTTTCAAGTTCTCTATCTAGCTCAACTCTTGCCTCTTTAAGAGCTTTCTTAACCTCTTCATCAGTATCACTCTTGCTCTTCTTTAACTTTTCCTTTTCTTTCTTAAGTTTTTCTTTCAACTCTTCAATCTCTTTATCTCTTTTCTCTAGTTCATCAGAGCTTGCTCCTAGTTCGTTCTTTTCTTCTTCCAGCTTCTTAATCCAGCTCTTTAGTTCAACTATTTCTGTATTTTGAGATTTAAGATCTGCGATTTCCTCCTTCAGCTCTCTAACCGTCATTTCAGAAATATCATTGTTTTCTACCACCTCTACAGCTACTTCTTCAGGCGCCGCCAAAAGGGCGAACACCTTGGAAATGCTCAAATCCGCAAACATTTGCGTTTTTGAAAAGAGGCTATTTTCTTCTTCACATCTTTTGGCCAGAGACATCATCATCTCTGCTTTTCGCTTTGAGAAATCTAGATGTGATTCGCACCATGATTCAAACTCACCATGATTTAATCTATCCTTAATGACTAACAGTCTCTGCCCGGCATTAGCTGCAATCATCATTGCAATGTTGCCTATCATTTCCATCTGGTGATATAGTCCATTAACTTCTATCTGCAGTTCTTCTGTTGTTTTATCAACCAGTTCTTTCTGTACTTCGTACTCAACATTTGTAATCTCGTTCATTATGCTGCTCCTTTCATTGTGGCTTTATCAGCTTTCCTCAACCTCTTAATCATCTTTAATAGCCACTTTTCTACCCATTCTGTAACTTCTTTTTCTGGCAGTCTGTTACCTTGTCCATAGCACTGCTTTAACTCTCCTTTTTTTAGGTCAATCTCGACAGTTACAAAGGATTGCTTTTCATCTCTGATTTCTCTTAATACGAATATCGATGTTCTTCCCTCTGTTGCTCTTTCATAGTAAAAGGCTACGCAGTTATGATTGTTGCGACCTTCTTTGTTGAACTCTGTTCTGTTCCTTAGAGGCCTTATCAGATACTTGCTATCTCTCCAGCACATTTTTTCCAATCTTGGCAGAAACTCTTTTTCAAACTTTGATTGTCGTTTTTTATCCGCTTCCTTCCTTATCTTGTCCTTCATAGCTAGATATTCTTCTGACATGCGATCATGTGCTTCTTTAAGATTCTTTGGATATCTGTAATAATCATTTACCGGATATCCGAGTTCTTGCAGTTGCTTAATGTAGTCCTTATACATCCACTTAATGCTGTGATTGATGTAGTTACTATCTTCCTTCATTCGTTTCTTTTGCTTTTCAAAATACGTTGCTAGCCTTACAAAGTTTTCTTTTTTCCTATCCTCGTAGAGTTCCGATAAATGAAATTCTCTTTTTACCAGTTCAATGTGATTCTTCTTGACTTTGCCTTGGTTGGCCAATATTTTGTAGGTTGCGATATTATCTACATCAAACATTCCCCAGCTTTTAAGCTTCTCTATATCCTGATGAGTTATTCCTAGAAATTCAGGAATTGACTTTGCTCTCCAGTTTGGCCCTATGTAGGATGGTAGTTTCACAACCTTGCGTTCAATAATTTCTTCTAGTCCAGCCTTTTTTATAAATTCCACCTGAGGATACTTTGCGCAAAGTGCAACTTCTTTTATCATGTAGTCTGCACATCTAGCATATATATCCATGTACTTAAGGAATGTATTTTGCAACTGCTCTATAGTTACAAGGTTATGTACACAACCTTTATCTATCAGATTAATTGAACCATCTTGACATCTCGACCATCCGCCTCGATAAGCTCCTTGATACTCATACATGAATTGTTCTTCTTGAGATATGCACATAATCTGTTCTATGTATATCTGTGTGTAGTCCCTCATATCAGAAACTTCTTCTCCGTCATATCTCCAGGAGGCATAGGCAGCTACAAAGTAGATTGTTTCATTTCTGTAGAACATCCATAAGTATGTTCTGCCACTTAGCATTGGGTGGCATGTGTGTGGCATGAATGTTCTATTTTGTCCTCTGTACGGTAACCAGTCTCCCTTTCTTATCGTCTCTATGTAATCAAACGTTTCTCCGAACTTTGGACAATGGGCCACCCTTTTAAACCTGTTGTATATGATTGGCTTATCCAGGCTTTCTGTAACTATGTTCTCGAAATCATCCGGATACTCGATATCAACAGGTATGTTCTCTATGTTGCGATATATGTATTCCATAGCTGACTCCTTAAATAAGATCTAGGATATCTACTACATCTGCACTCTGTGACTTTGTATCGTCAATCTCGTAATACTTCAGTACCATTCCTCTCACTTCTTCATCTGAGATTGCAGCCATGTTATTAACAGCTTTTTCTTTTGCTTTGTTTCTTATATCGTTTATTAAATCCTTGATGGACTTCTTGCCATCAAGGATCTTGTTTGCTACTTCTTCTGTGGTGCAGCGTTCGTTTATCGTTTCTTCGATAAACGTAGCCAACGCACCCTTTATTTTCAGCGACTCTTCTGTTATCTTCGCCCTTGCTTCGTTTATTTTTTCCATGATTTACTCCTTTGTCAGAACAACTTCCCCGCTGTGAATACTCTCGTATTCTTTATCTCGTTCAGCTATTCTCTCTTTAATCTGCTCAATAATATTGTTCATTAATTCTCTTGATGATTCGTTTTTCGTTTGTCTTAGACGGTCTTCAAATTTTGATATTCTTCGCTCGTCATCATTGTTAGCGTAGGTTAGTTCGTACATACGAGCTTTGCCGATAGGATCAAATCTGCAATGCCAGTCGTCGTTATACTCGCACTTCTTGCAGCACTGATCACACACTGTGCCGCGTATTCTACGGCACCACCTGAACGCTCGGTTGTCTCCTTGTGTCGGATGCTCAAAACCACACACATCACATTCTGATTTAACGCGAAACATTATTTTCTCTTATCGCCTACCGCTACCATGAATGCTAGTGTTAGACACACAATCGCCGTTACTGTTACTACTGTCCAATTCATCTTTACACCTCCTATAGATAATTGCGGCCAATCAGCCGCATCCATTCTCTTCTTGCTTGCTCTGCTGTATAGCCTTGCTCTATCAACTCAATTTCATATTTCAGTTGATAATGTTGTCTAAGCTTTTTATTTTCGCTTATTGCCCATTCTGTACTGTTGGCATGAAGCTCCTCATGGTGCTTTCTGCAAACATCTACCTGAAACTTGTTATCAATAGATATTTGTCTATTAGCTCCAAAGAACACTTCATGTCTTTCTGCATTTCCTTCTCCGCAATACTTACATCTCCTGTACTTCTTGTTTTTCCAGCCATTGACCTTTTTCTTTTTCTTTGTTGTCTTTGGTTTAGGAAATGGGCAGTTTTGATAGTAATTGTCTAGCTTGCTCATAACATCAGCCACACGACCGGAATTGCGAGTGCTACAATCATTCCGATGTCAAATATCAGAAATAACATATTTGCATTCTTGTAACTGCCCTCGATGTATTCATATAACCCCGCTAATCCCACTAGCAGCATTGCCATAATTAGCCACCATGAAGCTTTTAACATTTTTCCTCCTACTCGAACTTTACCCTTCCCCATGTATCAGCATCTTGAGTCGCTGATTCTTTGTAGCTAACTATAGGGAGTGCTAGCTCTTCTACTATTGCATCTTCAATCTCTGGAAGCTCCGTCCTTGTGAGTTGTTCTTCAGAGAGCATATCTCCGAAATAACGCTTTCTTCTATCGATATCCATATATGCCTCCTAGATTGTCATCTGGTTTGTCTGCTTTTTTGTTCTCTTGATATCTACCTTGCCAGCTACACCATTGATTCTGATTTCACTGTTGGCAGCACTGAATTTTGCATTACTGATAAATCCTGCATGGATCAGTTCGCATGTTGTTTTCACATACCTAAGACTTGTATCATCCAGCGGTATGAAGTTGAGATTCCTCGACTGCTCTCCGCATAGCATCTCAACGTTCTCTTCCATCATGCGATGCCATTTTGCCTCATTCTCACAATCGCATGATTCACTAGCGATTCTGTCAGCTTCTTCCTGAGTCTCTGCAGATACTAAATGCATCTGTCCGCAGTTTTTACATAATCCTTCCATGTTGTATTCCTCTCTATATATGTTGTGATATAATTGTTAAAAATTTTAATTTGTCTATCATGTGAGGTATTTTATGAAGTCAAAGATAAAAAATATGTTCTTGATCATCTAAACGATGACGACCACCATTTTGAACTCAATTCTGAACATGCGGATTCTTTAGGAATCAGCTTTGAAGAGCTGCGCTCTATTCTTCTTCAGTTAAGTTCAGAAGGGGCTTTTTTAGCGCTTGATTATGACGATGCTGTATTATGTGAGGAATTTCCCCCTTGTACAGACCCTTTTAATCAAGAGTTTTAGTTTTATCTCTGGAGGGCTAAACAGCTCTCCTATTTTCTTGACCTATATACAGTTCCACCCTCTTTTTTTACCCACTTATTTATTTCTGCCTTGTCTTCGGCACTTACAGACTCCTTCGCCGCAAAAATATGTATGTGGGAGTTCCCATGCGGACAAGACACGATCACTATTGCTTCTTGTTCAGTTATTGCTCCTATAAAATCTGCTATCTTCTGCGCAACCTCTTTATCAAGAGAGCCTTTGAAAGCTGTACTTCTACACTTACCCATGTTTTACCTCTTTTCTTTCGTTCAATGTATCCTGTTCAATCTCTCCCTTATACACTTGATAACGATGTAATTCTGCTAGTATAAATGTGATACCTACTAGTACCATGCCGATGATGAATGTTTTAATTACCATATCGAACTCCTTGCCTCTGCTGATACAAGTCCGTACTGTGGGAATTCTCCGTTAAAGGCTTCTAAAAACTCCTCGTCTGTAAACGTTGAGAACGCAATGATTTGTTCGTAAATTGTTGAAAAGACAGCAGCTTGGAAGTTATACATTACAACGTAATCTCCTGCGTCTTCAGGGCTTTCTCCGTAAACCCTATCAAGCAGTTTCCCCTGTTTCCCTTTATATTCGAATCGAACAAACAACTGTTCGCAACCCTTTACATTTTCGGGCGGTGGCAAAATCTCGCGGTCTAATATGATTAGTTTGTCTTTATTTTTTGTCATAACTCCTCCTTACTTATCTCGCCCCTAGCATGTAGAGGAACAGCCATAATACTGGTATCAATCCTGCAAAGCTGATACACCCGACTACTTCCTGTAGTGGTGTGCTGCCATTTTCTTCGCAGGCATCCTTCAACAACTCTTTCATACTCTTAAACATTTTCATACCTCATCAACTCTCTATAACTTCTATCTATCTTCGCAATATCTAGTCCTGCTAGTTCAAAAAGAATATCTTTGTCTATTAGTCCTGGAATATCTGAGTAGATTCTTTCATTTCTCTCTGCCATCACCTCTAGTACAACTCTCTTAATCTTTCCCGCTGTGCTTGGCGAACAGTTGAAAAGGTCCTTGATATCTCTTGACAGCAGATATGTATTGTTGTGGTATATATCATGCGCTGCCCTGGTAGAGGCTCTTACTCTAGGAAATCTTCTATTTTTGTTCATATTGCGCCTCCTTGTGATATGTTCCTTTCGAGATGTATAATCTCCTAGTTTTGGCTAGCTGTATCTTCGATTGCTTTGAGTGCTGCGACATTGATTGTTTCTTTCTTGAGCTTGTTGATTCAGCTTTATTCTTAGTATGCGTTTACGCAAATCTTGAACTTCACTATCTAAGTCTTTATACAGCTTTTCGATTTCTCTGTTATTGCACACAACTGCAACTCCCAGTAGAATCACAGCTATTGACAGGATTACTATCGCTATTACTGTTACTATTTGCATGTCTCTTTGTGTACCTCCTTGTGATATACTCACCTCGAAAGGAGGTGATAGAATGTCGAGTGTAAAATTCAAGTTCGATGAAAAGAAGATTAAGCGTAAGATTCTTAATCAAGTTAAGTCCAATTCATCGAAGATTGATGTCGAAGTAAAGTGTCCTCATTGCAGTAAAAAGTTCACAGCTCGTAAAGGAACAAATATCTGTCCTTACTGCAACAATGAGGTATTACTCAACCTCGAGTTTGACTTCTAATCCTTTTTTAGCCAGCTCCTCAATTATGGAGTTGGCTTTATTAATTAGATCTGCCAATTCCTCTACCCTCATTTGTATTTCTTCTATATTGGAGTCAATTTTTAAAGTCTTTGTAATTTCTTTCATTTCTCTCCCTCTTTATCACTGTTTTATTCGGTTTAGTTTTTCTTTGTTGTTATAAAATGTAGCTTAGCTATATAATCTCCTTACAGGCTGTTTGGCCGAGTTTTTAGAAAGGAGATTGTTTAAAATGGCTTGTGATTATGAATCAACTTGGCAAAAAACTCGACTAGCTGTGCAATTTCTCCCGTCGTACACGCACCTGTTGATAGTCGGGTCTTAATTTTATTAGCCAGCAGCTCTTGCACCTCAGATGTGATTCGTGCTTCTTTTTTCAAGTAGTATGAAAAAGATTTCTCTTCTTTTTCGCAATCCTTTTCTGCATCACCCTTCAGGGTTTTAATTTTCTCTTTAGCATCGTTCAATTCTTCTTCCAAGCATGCTAGCTTATTCTTGGTTTCTTCTAGCATTTTTTCTGTAGCTCTTAATTTAGAAATTTCCATTTTGTTTTTCCTTTCTTAAACCTCTTCACCACTGTTTTATCTAATGTTTAGTTTTCTAAACCTAGTGGCAAAAAAAATATTTGTCTATTTCACTTTCTGAAATTCCTAATAACTTCATTGCTCTACTCATTTCAGCCTGACTCCATTCGGCATTATTGTTAAGCTTTAGTGACAGCGTAGATCTTCCAATTTCCAATGCATCCGCAAACTTTTCAAATGTGCTGTATTTTGTTTTAATAAGCAATTTGAGATTTGTATAATCGTAGTTCATTGCTTCCTCCTTTGTTTAGTTTTCTAAACTATACTGCATAATTTTCTCTCTGTCAACACTTTTGTTTAATTTTCTAAATATTTTTGTTTGATTTTCTAAACACCACGTGTATAATGATATTACCTTATGTCGAAAGGAACTATACATGGATATTAGAACCAATAGATTAAATAAAGCATTCAAAGCTTCTGGGTTATCGCAAAGCGAACTTTGTGATAAAGCGGATATAAATAAAGGGGCGCTCTCTTCATATCTTTCAGGAAGATATTTCCCAAAACAAATTGCGTTAGAAAAACTATCCTCCGCGCTAAATGTTTCTATTTCATATTTGATGGGATTTGATACCGATGATACGACAGATAAGAGGGATTCACGCCCTCTCCCATCAAACATCATGGTGCCAGCTGGTCGACAAATCCCTATTCTGGGTACTATTTGTGCCGGTAACGGTATTCACTGTGAGGAAAATTTTGAGGGATATTTCTTAGTGGATAGATCTATTAAGGCGGATTACTGCCTACGAGTTAAAGGTGACTCAATGATTGATGCCAATATATATGATGGTGATGTTGCTTTCCTGAGAAAAGATTTTGACTTTATAGACGGTGAGATATACGCAGTATGCTATGGTGCGGAAGAGTCCGCCTCTTTAAAGAAACTATACAAGGTGGATAATAAGATGATGCTCCAACCTTGTAACTCAGATTACACTGCTGCATTTGTTGATGTAGATGATGTAGTAATTGTTGGTGAGTGTATAGGCACCTATCATGCTAGGTAATTGATTGTCGTTTATAGAGTGTTGGGACCTGCTCTGTGATTAAGAAAGGATGAGAACATT